TTTTCTCCTTCCAGGGGCCGGAGCCCCCAGGTTGAACTACTTTGTTGGATGCTCTAAATCATACAGGTGAGCTTTGAGATGGGTATTCTCATCTTCTAAGGAAAGAGCTTCCGTTCCTATACCCAAACAGTCCTTATTTGCTTCCTCCAGCTCCCGAGTCCTCATCTCAAGCTCTTCATTCAGGAAGTCTATCCGGTCTGTGGCTTCTTTTAGCCCTTTTCGAAGATCGTTGCCCGCACCGTCAGCTTTATCAACGGCATCTTGGAGATTCTTGATTTCCTCATCCTTGGAGTAATCGTTGACGTATTCCATAACATCCACTGGAAAATCATCTCTTATACGGTTCTGGACCCATCCTAAGAATTCCGCAGTAAATAATGAGGCCAGATAATTGTCCGGATTCTCCACGAAGCACTTAGTTAATTTGTCCAGAATTTTAACTTCTTCCACTTTTGCCATGTCGTTCGTAATGTCTAATCTAATTCCCATGATACTGCCTCCCTTTTAGATTGTTAAAACCCTTGTCAGACCTTGTCAGATCAACAAGGCTTGGCAGTAAGGGTGAAAGGTATATATTGGTATTTCCTTATCCCTCCTGCGCCGTCCCGTCGGTTTAATCCTTTCCTTTTACACCTCTTGTATCGTTATTATGAACTTCCGCTGATCTGTTAAAAGAACGACCAATCCTTCATCCTGGGTCAAATATCCTGATTCTTGCAAATCTGAAATATCCGATATGATAGGATCTGCTAAATCTTCTTCTTCATCCAGGCGGTACAATCCTTCCGTTATTAAGTCTTTCATTTTCATTTCCTCCCTTTGATTAAAGAATTAATTTCATGCGTGGTAAGATCCATTAGGGGCAGGATGTCCATATTTCTTTTCCCATTCGATTTCTGCTTTTGCCCAGCAGCAGGCTGTGACGGATTCTTTACTATCGTGGCTTATGAAGGTTATGTCATCGTCACCATAACAAATTAATTCGTTACAGCAGGTTGTGTATCCTTCATTTGATTTTGGATTTTCTTGCCCGCAACATTCACAATGCGATGCACCATTAAATAAGTTTGCCATTCTGTTTTCTCCCTTATATAAAAAGGTTAACATTTGATCTCATTGGTACTGGCAAAACCAGCAGACGCCTTAAAGCAGGCGTTTCGATCTTTTTGGTCCTGAAGTCTCGATGTTTGTCTAACCCCTCCGGCGGGGCTACCCAACCTTCCATCTTCCTTGATCGACCTTTTATTTGATTATCGGAGTTGCTTTGGACCCCCTCTTTGAATTTTCTTTTTCCCCTCCTTTCTGGTTTTTTATTTGGACTTACCTATATTATAAGGATTGTTTTTAAAAAGTCAAATTTTTTTGGTTTATTTTTAATTATTTTTATTTTTATCTGAAAAAGGGGCGTATATGGGGTACTTTTTAAATATTTAAAAAATTCTTATCCTGATATAAATCAATGACTTAGCCCCTTTCCACCCAATCCCCTATATTTTTTCCTTTATTTTTCTTAAAAGCCATATTATTTTATAGATATCTAATAAAACAGGGCAAAATCTATATGATAAGAAGAAATAAGCCAAAGAATGGAAATAACAAAGGAACTCAACTCCCTACAAATCAGAAAGAATACTGGTGGGAAGCCCGAGCCAGTATTGTCAAAGAACAAGCCCCTGACCAAATAACATCCCCAACAGTAGGACGCCCCCCCAAATTCAAATCCCCTGAAATATTATGGAAAGCCTGTACTGAGTACTTCAAATGGGTACAAGAAAATCCATTAATTGAAGATCAGGTATTTTGCTATAAGGGCAAGATAATACACGCGAATCGAAAAAAGATGCTTGCTATGACCAGTCAGGGCTTATGTATCTTTTTAGGCAGTATGCCAGCCTATTGGTATGAACTGAAGAATAATAGGGGGACTGAGTTTACGATAGTCTGTCTTGTTGCTGAAGCTGTTATATACAATCAGAAGTTCACAGGGGCCGCAGCTGCCCTATTAAAAGAATCTATCATAGCAAGAGATCTCGGACTAAAAGATAGACATGAGCATACAGGGCCAGGTGGGGGGCCAATAAGAACTCAATCCACTCCAGCAGATTTATCTCAGTTAAGTGATAAGGAAATGGATATCATAATTGCATTAGCCGGGAAGTTGAATAATGATAAAGTCCCTAATAGCTAAGAATCTAAACCCTCCAATGCAGACAAAGTATTGTTGGGGATGTGGTAATAGGTTTTTAACGTTTCCACCGGGACATCCCCAGGAATTAGAGTTCTGTGGGGATGCCTGCAGGAAACAAGAAGTTCCAAAGATAGCACAATTAAAACAGAAGAGGGACAGGTATTTGGAATGCGCCGAACAGCGGTAACTTGCCAGAAAAGGAAATATGATCAGTTATCAATCCCACGAAGGGAAATAGAATCTCTGTTATCTAATCCAGATCCATTGTACGCTGAAAAGTGTCGTCGAGATTTTTCCTACTTTGTAAAAGAGTTCTGGTCAGAAGTCGACACCGCAGAGTTAGTATGGAATTGGCATATTGATTATCTTTCAGAGCAACTTACCAAAATAGCAAAGAGAGTCTCAGCGGGCCTTCCAAAAGAATACGATCTCATTATCAATATTCCCCCTGGTACTACAAAATCCAAGTTAGTTAATGTACTATTTCCTGTATGGTGTTGGACGAACTGGTACTGGATGCGATTTATCAGTACCAGTTATAGTGCCCCGCTTTCCCTGGAGCATGCAGAATCGTCAAGGGATCTTATTCGATCTGAGAAGTTTCAACAATATTTCCCAGATCTTCAAATAAAACGGGACAAAGATGTTAAATCAAATTTCCGTATAATAAAAACCCTCCCGGATAAGGTCATTGCCCTGGGTGGTAGTCGGTTCAGTACTTCTGTAGGGGGTGCGGTCACTGGATTTCATGCCCACATTATGCTGAATGATGATCCGTTGAATCCAGAGGAAGCTGTTAGCAAGGTATCATTAGAAAAGGCAAATCGTTTCATTGACCAAACTCTTAGTACCCGGAAAGTGGACAAAGCGGTATCCGTATCTATCTTGATCATGCAGCGATTGCACCAGGATGACCCCACAGGGCATGCGTTGGCAAAGAAGAAGAAAAAGATTCTTCACATCTGCATACCGGGGGAGATTAGGACAGAAGGGTATTCAGAAAAGGTACAACCCCCTGAGTTGATAGATCAGTACACCGATGGGTTAATGGACCCGAGGCGCATGTCGTGGGAAGTTCTGCAAGACATGAAAGCGGATCTTGGGCAGTACGGATATGCTGGACAGGTGGGACAGGACCCCACCCCTCCTGGTGGGGGAATGTTCCAGGTTGATCATTTTCAAATGGTTGACCGGATTCCTTCTGCTACTAATATAATCCAGATAGTTCGATATTGGGACAAAGCTGGATCGCAGAATGCGGGTACGTACACCGTCGGCGTTAAAATGATCAAACTCCGAAATGGTAAGTATCTTATTTCAGACGTAAAACGGGGCCAGTGGAGTACCGATCAAAGGGAAAGAATCATCAAAGAAACGGCGGAAGCGGATGAAGCAGGTGGTCAAAAGGTTGTGATTTATCACGAACAGGAGCCTGGATCAGGTGGAAAAGAGTCGGCCCAGGCAACCACTCGTAACTTAGCCGGATTCTCGGCACATCGGGATTTACCCACAGGCGATAAGACTTTTAGGGCAGATCCTTATAGTGTCCAAGTTAATGAAGGGAATGTTCTTCTATTGGTAGCAGAGTGGAACCATGAATTCAGGGAGGAGCACAGATTCTTCCCATTTAGTACGTATAAGGATCAAGTGGATGCCGGGGCGGGGGCTTTTAATAAGCTGGTTAAGCGACGAATCGCTGGTACTATATTGAGGAAAAGATAAATGTCAGGGAAAATACAGAACATGGTTGCATTGGCAGGAAATTTGGTCTCCAGAGCGAAAGCCTTTGCAAGGATGGGGTATCAGTACGGTGGTGATAGGGATATCTACGAAGCCCTGGGATACAAACTCGATTTAGACGTAGATGATTTTCTAACTCAGTACTCCCGCCAGGACATTGCTCAGGCTATTATCAATAAGCCTGTAGGAGCGACTTGGCGGGGAGATTTGGCAATAGTGGAGTCAGATGATGATAAAGAGACGACCCTTGAAAAAGAGTGGAAGAGTTTAAATGATGCATTAAGTCTGAAAACAGTATTTGCAAGACTTGATCGGTTAACCGCCTTGGGTCATTATGGAGTTCTTTTCCTGGGATTCAATGATGCAGTCAACACTGTTGATTTTCTCCGCCCAGTTATTCAGGGGGGGCGTCAGTTATTGTACGTTAAGCCTCTGATGGAACAGAGTGCTGGTATTGAATCCTGGGAGACCGATACGAATAACGAGAGATATGGGTTACCGACTGTATATCAACTAACTATTCTCCAGCCCGGTGGTGGCGATAGCCAAATCATACGCGTTCATCATTCCAGAATATTGCATGTGGCCGGTGAGGAGCTTTTGGAGAATGAAATACAGGGTGCTCCAAAGCTGGAGGTGGTATTCAATCGCTTAAAAGATCTTGAGAAGCTTGTAGGCGGTAGTGCTGAGATGTTCTGGAGAGGGGCAAGGCCAGGATATCAAGGTAAAGTCGATCCAGACTATCAAATGACGGCAGACACAAAAGAGGATTTGCAAGATCAGATTGATGAGTTTGAACATAATCTTAGGCGGATATTTATCAATGAAGGAGTGGATCTTCAATCACTGGCAACACAGGTCTCTGATCCTCAAAATCATGTTGATGTCCAGATACAAATGATTTCTGCCGTGACGGGTATCCCCAAAAGGATATTAACAGGGAGTGAGCGTGGAGAATTAGCGAGTTCCCAGGATAAAGATAATTGGCTTGATATGATCCAAACCAGAAGAGAAGAATACGCAGAGCCGAGGATTGTTAGGCCATTTGTTGATAGATGCGTCATGGCCGGTGCTTTGCCTGCTCCAAAGGATTCATATTCAGTAGAATGGAGCGGATTATGGGAGCAGAGTGATAAGGAGAAGGCGGATGTTGGCAAGATCAGGTCAGAGGCTTTAAAGAATTACGGATCATCCCCTACTAATCAGGATATTATACCCCCAGCGGCCTTTCTGAAAATGATGCTGAACTTAGATGACGACCAGATTGAGTTAATTGAACAGCAACAGGAACAAGCGATGCTTGATGAGGAAAGGGAGTTTGAGGAAGGTAATCTACGGGCGGAAGAGGAGTTGGAGGAAGCGGTCAGGGTAGCTAAGGAGATTGAAGAGAGGGAGAGACGGAATCGAACCTGATTTGAAAGGAGAGTTATGAAAAAGAGAATAGCAGTTTTAACTGGAGTTTTGGTTCTTTTGACAGTTTTTGCTTTTGCTGGTAATAGCGTAACCAAGACAGTTGCAGCAGCACCAGGCGGTTCCGGAACTTGGACAGATGCCATTGCCCCTTTATACAAAACAGGTAGCGGTTTCCTGAATATCAGCGTATATGGAGTAACTTGGAGTGCTACCGTTTATCTCCAGAGAGCTTTTGACGGTGGAACGACTTGGTATGATGTCACTACATTCATTACCAACACTCAAAAAGCTCTGGTTGATAGAGAAGGTGGAGTCAAATATCGGATTGGGGTTAAGAGTGGCGGATTTACTTCTGGATCTGTAGCAGTGCGGTTAAGCAACTAATGAAAAAGCTATTTGTATTTTTAAGTATCTTGATCT